TCAATTAGGGAATTAAGGAGCATTTCTCTCAGATCTTTAAAAAGGGAAGTGGAGGCAGTAACACCTTGACGAACGTTACTTATTTCGCGACATTTCCACTGGAAATACTCCCAGGTGGTCTTCATCCTCTCATTACTGCATTCAGATGCTTTCATAATTTTCATACCGATGCCGATGGATAGCATCGTGAGAATATTAGGGATAACACTTGACATATTAGTGTTAACCGTAAGACTCTCAGCTCGTGGCGCGTTTTCTTCGAGCAATGAAACGCATTTCTGAAGTACAGAAGCAGAGATTCCGAGAACATTTGAGAGTTTGAGGGCAAAAAGAGCCCATTTCCCTGGAGTGTTGACATACAGGGATTCCAATAGGTCTATGAAGGTGTTGAGATACATAGGCCCTGTTTCAGCGGGGAAAATTCGCGAAAAGAAGGAGCCATCGATAATGGACTCCAAAAGATCATTTGTGTTATTGGAGGTGCGTGTGGCCTGTTGATCCAAATTCTGGAAGAGACGATTGAGATTGTCACGAGTGACTGAGATGTCGTCTCTAACATCGACTAGCAGATCACGAACAGTTCCTAGGTTGTCTGATGATGAGGCGAGGACTTCTTCAACCTTACGGCTGGTTGCCTCGGACTGACGAGACAAAGTGTCAACTAGGGTGCGAACACTACTAGTAGTGGCAGTCACCTCGTGTTTGACGTCGTCCATGGTAGTCTGGACAGACTCGTACATCTCATCAAAGAAAACCATTTGGACTTGAACCATTGCATCAAAGTCCAAATCTTCCAACCTGGAAAACCCGTAATAGAGGTCATGGTAGGAACCACGATCAAGAGGGCACAAAGACAACGTCGTGTTATGTTGTAACAAGTTGCCGTGAGGTTCTTCATTCTCGTCGGGGAAAAGTGGTAGTTGGTCAAAGAGGAAAGAGACAAGGGGTCGTCGTACGCCTTGAGCCATGGTGGCAACTGTAAGATCGACGTCTTGCTTAATTTCACGGTATACATGAGATTGAAACTCATACTTGAATTTGACCTCATTGAACATCTCCTCAACGTCCCACTGCATATTAAATATGATGTAGAACGGAAGCGAAATATCGGTCGTGTGAGATGGTACCCAATTATGTGTTCGGTACACCGTCAAATAGGGGGAGGCATCAAACCTCCAAGGTTTCAGGACAGAATGAGTAAAAGGCGCGTCCTTGTTGGTGGTCCACATGAGAAAAGGTTCATACCATTTTGGTGAACGGAAATATTTCACAGCCACGAGTTGGAAGTGGCACAAATTTCCTGCAAGAGATTCATCACGGAGGAGTTTGGTGGGATGTATAATCATCACTGGATGATTAGCCGTTGGGTGGTCCATCAAATGGAAGCCCCAAGGGAAACACCTCATGCGATTCCAATCTTGGTTGTTCATGATGTGAGATAAAATGGCAATATTATCATTCTCATATTCTGGTTGCTGAAGAATAGCAGCAATATTCAACGCGTCTTGGTGTGTTCGATAAAGACGCTTAAACCAGAATTTTAGACTGTCGAACGTACGCTCGTCAGAGACGGACTCGCAAACCGAAATAAGGAGGTCCGCATCGTTCTCTGACACAGCATCAACTTCCTCGTTGACTCCTTCTCCTTCTTCACCAAGTGGGTTATAAGATGTTAAAGCTAAGCCCACTAAATTGAAGGCCAAGGTGGTTGGACTACAGGCGACACGAGAGTAACGTTGAACTCTTTCGATGACTTGAATTTCATGGAGCTGGGTGTCATGAACACGGTTCATACGTGAACGCATGTCAGCTCGAGGGAGACGATAC